CTCTATAATGAAAGCCTTATCACTAGAGGTCGCAATACTTTAGTCAATGACTTTTTAAAAGGTGATGCTACACACTTAATGTTTATTGATGCTGATATACAGTTTGAGGCAAAAGATTTATTAAAGATGATTGATGCAGATGTAGAAATTATATGTGGCCTGTACCCTAAAAAAGAAATTAACTGGGGTGGTGTGGCTTATGCTATTGAAAAGAAAGTGCCAGAGGATCAACTAAAATATTTTACTGGTGAGTATGTAGTAAACATGGTAGGTGATGTTAAGTCACAGTTAGTTCCTTTGGATAAACCATTTGAGATTAAGCATGGCGGTACTGGATTTATGTTAATTAAGCGTGGGGTATTTGAAAAGTTAAAAGACAGGTGTCCGTCTTATAAACATAATATGAATGATGTGAATGACAATTCAAATATGGGTGACAATGTTACAGAATACTTTACCACTAGCATAGATGATCAAAATCATTTATTAAGTGAGGATTATCATTTCTGTAAACTAGCTAGAGATAATGGTATTAAAGTTTGGGGTGCAGCATGGGCTCAGCTAGGCCACACAGGAACTTATCAGTTTAGCGGAAGGCTTGTGTGATTATTCCTAATAACATGATTAGTCATGTAGGAAAAATATTTCAAGGTGAATATGCTATAAAAGGTATAGGCAAAAACCCTTACATTATTGACATTGGTGCTAACGTAGGTGGGTTTGCAGTATGGGCACATGAGTACTTTGATAAGCCAAAGATAGATTGTTATGAGCCTATAAAAGAAAACTTTAATTTATTAAGGCAAAATACAGCAGGAACAGATATAGCCATTAGAAACTTTGCTATAGGTAAAGAAGATGGTGAGCGTATGATGTACTACGGATTAAATAACTGTGGTGAAGCTAGTATGTTTCAAGGCAAAGAGCAAAGAGCAGAAGGTGAAATGGTTAAAGTAATGTCTGGTAAACATTTGCCAGAGTGTGCTATCATAAAAATAGATACTGAAGGTGCAGAGATAGAGATACTAGAGAGCTTAACTGTACAACCAGTAATATTTCTTATAGAATTCCATAGTGCATGGAATAGAAGACGTATAGATGAATTATTGTATGACTATACTTTGATTGAGTGTACAATGCGTGGGTATAATTACGGAATACTTAAATATATTAGAGGTAAATTTTAATGTATAAAGAATCAGATAGTATAAGGCAAGCACATTTTATAAAAAATTATATTGAAGATAATCCTAATTGCACCATGAAAAATATTATTCAAAATTGTGCAACAAATGTCCATAGGATTAAAAATCTTGAAAGGCAAGGGTATATTAAATTACCTAAACCTACACCATATGGGGAAAGAAATGGGCTTTTTAGAAAAGTTACTTGATGTTGTAGTATGGATTTTAATTGTTGGTAGTATGATTTGGTTTATGTGCGGTTGTTACGATTTAATTAATTTATTTTTTATAAAGGAATAGTTATGTCAGATAATATTAATCACCCAAAACACTATAATATAGGCGGATTAGAAACGATAGATATTATTGAATCTAGGCTTACTAAAGAAGAGTTTGTTGGGTACTTGAAGGGCAGTAAGATGAAGTATGATTTGCGTTATCCATTTAAAGGGAACGTAGAAGAGGATCTTGCTAAATCAGAATGGTTTAAAAATAAACTTATCTCAGTATTAAGAGAAGTAGAAGCTGTTAATCCACCAGAAATTGAAGCCCATCTTCAAAGATTTGATGATGAATAAAATATACTGGATATTTGTTATTGTGTTGGCTGCATTAGCTATATGGAGCACAGAAAAGGCATTTGCTACTTCAACTACTATAATAGCTCCAGATGGTACTGTAACTATATGCACCACAGGCCAAAACATAGTTATTTGTGTATAAAGATCAATGACTTATAAAATAATTAAAAAAAGTGTTGACATTATATTGTAATTATATAAAATAACTATATCGCTGATTTATCAATCCACTTGCAGGCGATCAAGAAATTTTGCTAAAGGAGAATTACATGACTATCTTATCAAGTTATAATGCAGTAGGCCTCGCCGAAGGCTTTGTAGAAGGCACAGAAGAAGAAGTACTAGAGGCATGGCAGTACCTAGTTGACACAGGCCTAGCGTGGAGTTTGCAAGGCTGGTTTGGAAGAACCGCATCTGATCTTATTGATGCAGGTATTATTAATCAACCACAATTACACTAGGGGAATACAACATGGCTTATGTCAACAACGAAACAAAATCAAAAATTCACGCAGCTTTAAAGCCTGTATTTAAGAAGTATGGTATTAAGGCCACAGTTGCTAGAAATTCTTATCACTCAACATTAGTTGTAAACCTTGTATCTGGCAGTATTGATTTTAGTAATGACTATGATACTAGACAGGTTAATGTTTACCATATTGATAAATATTACGATGGAATTGCCAAACAGTTTTTAAATGAAGTAGTAGATAATATAAAAATTGCTGGTGAATGGTATGACGAATCAAATTCACAAATTGATTATTTTAATACCGCTTTCTATATTTCAATTAATATAGGTAAACGTGAAAAGCCTTATGTTTATAACGCACCATCTCATGTAGTACAGGCTTTAAAAGAGCTTGGTAAACTTGAGTTCATTGTTGTAGGAAGGAGTTAAAAATGCCTAACTTTTTTGCTGTGACACATAATCAAGTATGGGATTTAGGATTTCAATCCAACCATAAAAATGCTAATGATTATGCAATTGATCAGTTTAATATTTATCATGCACCTAATGGATACCTTATACTTCATGCAAATGAATTAAAGGAACTAGTAAGGCTTGCAAATAAAAGGCTTGACGTGGAAGGAGTATTTTGACAATTAAATTTAAATACAAACCTACATTATTAAGTGAAGATCATATACAACAAATATGCAAATTTTTAAAGACACCTTACGTTAAAGGTGAGTACCAGAAGTGGAATAAGTTTTCTCAATTCAAGTTCTGGCACAAAAATAAGATGGACAAAAGGGATAAGTGATTATCCCTTTTTTTATTTTTGTTCTTCAGCTCCTAGCAGTCCACCGCCAACACCAATAGGCATAACTGATAGTAAACTAATTTCACCAGATTTTAATTTCTTAATCATTTCATTGTATGGGATATTAAGTTTTTCTGCTTTAGTTTTAATGAGTGATAAATAAGTATCAGCAATAGACTTTGACTCGCCTTGAATTCCTGCACCTGCTGTTTTTTGGCCGAATACGTTACCTTCTTGCTGTGCTTTGTTTCTATAACCTGTCCAAACATTAGCACTAAAATCTCTTGGTGTCATGTTGGCTTTTTTTGCTTGATTAGCTACAATTTTTTCTAAATCTGCATATTGTTTGCCAGATGGAAATACACCTTTTTCAGCACCTGTAAAAATATTAACAGATGGTTTTTCTGAAAGGTTTGCCCAATGCCTATCAAATACCATAGCATTAGGATCGCCCATTAATGCTTTACCCATGTTACGAACTTTTTCTTTTTGCAAATCTTCAATGCGTCCTTGACTAGCGGCAAGTAAATTTTTAGTTCTACCAGTTTCCATAGGCATCATATTGCCAGCAGTTTCAAATGCAGCATTTTCTGGCATTCTAAAATTAGGTTGAATAACTGGCTCACCTGCAATTTGCCTTCTCATGTATTCAGATGCTATTCTTGCATTGCGTGGTACATCTGATACTGGTGAAGTAGCTGCTAAATATCCAGCTAAATTTGGTATATTTTCTTTACCATATAAATCTTCCAATGGAGTGCCACGAAGATCCCACCAGTTTACAGTTGGATGTTGTTTTAAATAATCAACACCAGATTGATTGAGTTCTAATAATCTTTGATTATATTCTGGGCTTCTAATAAAATCAGACCAATTACCTACTGGAAATGATTCACCCTTGCCAACATTATATCCAGCAATTTGATTTGTGCGTTCACCAAATTTAACTGCTTTGCGTAATTCATTAGGTGCAAACTTTTGTGATACGTCTAAGTATGTTTTTTTGCTTTCTGGATCTAACCATGTACCAAAATAATTTTCTTTTTTATCTAGTGCAGATTTATTAGCTAAATATTGTTGCTCAATATCTTTTTTAGTTAATTTATCTAATACTTTATTTCTTGGGTCTGTATTTTTATATATACCCATCATAAGGCCTTCATTTGGTATATCGCCAGTAGGTACGTTTACAGAATATCCACCACCCATTGTTTTATTATAAATTTCAGATGGTTTTGTAGATTTAAATTGACCAAGACCTTCAGTAACTTTTTTACTTTCAATAGACTTAACTATATCTTGAATAGTTGTAGCACCTTTTTTACCAGCACTTCCAACAGTACCCAATGCGGCAAGGCCAAGACCACCAGCCATACTAAATGGGTCTTGATTTGCAACAGCACGACCAAATACGTCACCACCTTCAGCACCCATTACTGGAGCAGCACCAATAACGTTAGCAAGTTTTGATGAGGTTTGTCTAGCAAATCTTGGATCAACATTTAAAAACTCTAATCCGCTAGATAATGGATTTGTCATTATGCGTTCTGTAGGTGTGTATGCACTAGATTTAAGTGCTTCTTTACCCATAGAAATTAAACGCTGTTCTTCTAATGCTCTTTTCCAATCAGCATCTGATCCTTCACGAAGCCATTGTAAATTTTTGTAATCTGATAATGCCATATTAATCCTTAATCATCTAGGTCTTGAAACTCCATGTAAATATCTAAATCCTCACCAGATATTTCCACTAGAGAACTATCTTCAAATTCAAGGTAAATAACTTGATCATTAAAATCAACCTCGCAGCTGACAATTGTTTTACCAACTATTTTTTCGCATAGTTTTTGAATATCGCCAGACATATTAATCCTTAAATGTTTACAAGAAATTCTTTACCAATTTTTTGTGATTTATTTGATCTTGACCAAGCACCACAATCTTGACATTGAAAGCGTTGGAATATTGATGTTCTTGATCTTACTTCACCACGTTTGTGTAATTTGCTTGATCCGCAATTTGTACATACAGTATTTGCAGAATACGCATTATGGTTTGGATGTTGTTTAATCCAACCCTTGAGGCGATCATAGAGTGATTCAAGAAGTACGACATCATTCTTGTTATACTCTTCCATGCGTTTCCATGCTGCACGATCATTATTCATAACCTTTAGCCATAGCTCATGGCCTTCATGGTCAGTCTTTTTTCCAATACCTAATCGCTGAGAAACATAATCTAATTTATTTGAAACAAATCTAAAATTACTTTTTACTACCCTTAATAAGTCAATGTGTTTTACTGGGCTTGGTGGATTCATACCAGCCTCTAGGAATTCTTTGTTAAGCATTGGAATATCAAAACGTAGGCCATTATAGTGGACAATCACGTCAGCAGATTCCATAAGATCATGAATGCTTTTTAACATATGCTTACGATCTGTTTTGTATATTGAATCAAACATAATCTTTGATTCACCATACCACTTTGCTGCATAGCATAATGTATAAGATGATTCTAATAACTGATTCAATGCTACGTTCTGTTGCCAAATACCCCATACAGTTGCAAGGTTTGGAGCACATTCAATATCAAGTAAAAGTATTTTCATAAGTATTCTCTAGTGTTGAGAGAACTTATTATAAACCTTCAAAAAGCCTTCTTTCATCTAAACGTCTGTTTTGTAAACCTTTTAATATCTTACCACCAGCTCTACAATATTTAACTAGCGATTCCATAGCCGCTTCTTTATCGCCACGAAGCAACGCTTGACGTAGTGTGCTTCTTTGGAATGCCCCCATGCCAAGATTGAAACACCAACTAACAATAGCAGAAAATTCATGCTGTCGTAAAGGCACGTTAGGTAGCATCTTAGATACTCCCAACTCAAAACGGTTGAGGTCGTGTTTAAGAATTCCATCTATTTCCTCATTAGTAAATGTTTTATTCCATTCCGCTGGTAGCGTTTTACCATCACCGATAAGATGACCAACACCCACAGTCCACAACCCAGCAGGACATTTATAAGGTTTGTTACGAACTCCCTCATGGTGTTTTATTAAGCGTATAGCTTCCTTAGATACCTTCACGTTTCTTTTCCCATGTACGAGAGCCAAAATAGAAACCAATAATAGAAGCTACAATACTCATTTCATCACTAGAGAATATGGCATCCATAGACTCTGGAGTAAATCCACCAGTAGATTTGACTGCCCATATGAATCCAGCTACATCAACGAATACAAGTAAGCCTACAAAAGTAAATGCAACAAATGGTCTAACACAAGCATTTAAAGTCTTTACCCATTGTGATGCACCTTCTACAAGTTTAGTGTCATGTGCATATAATGCTTCACGTTCTTGTGCGTATGTTTCTGCGTATGTTCCTTCTAATTCAATTGCTGCAATCTTTTCTTGTGATACAAAACCTTTTTCAGCCATAAGCAATGCTTGTTGATTTTGCAGCATGGCCATTTCACGTTCATGCTTTTGATCACCTTTTTGCTGAAAGAAACCTAATAAACTTGGGAGTCCACTTGTGGCAAATCCTAAAATTCCTGAGATGATGCTGAACATTCGCTAAATTCCTTTAAAAAAAATTATAATTCTTTTGGGTCAAAGCCAAATTCTTTGGCTACTTTATTTTGCATTCTTTTAAACTCACCATTATGAGATAAATATTTTTTAGAGTTTGGCTCATTAATATATATACCCATATGGATCAACTCGTGTAGCATGGTCTTGCATACTGTATCTAAAAATGCACATCTTCCAGTAGAAATCATTATCTCGTGTTTAGAGTTAAATTCTTTTTCTTCTGGCTTATATTCACCATAAGCCTCTGGAGTATTTTTAATGGTAAATTTTACTTTTCTTGATGCTGGATATTTTGCGTAATTTTTAAATGTTGGTGATGATACAAATCCTTCATATAACTTACATATAAAGTCTTTTGTAATAAACATTATTTTGATAGTGGGTTCATAGTTGAACGTTTAACTGTATTTAGTTTGTCATCCATAGCGTTTACAGTAGCTTCTAATTCTTTTCTTAATCCACTTACCATAGCTGAAGTTTCACGAGAGTTAGCAATAGCATCTGAAGATTTCTCACTAGCTTTCATAATAGACTCAGATAGTTGGTATTGTCTTTCGTTAATAGCTTTAACCTGTATTTCTAATCCATTAATTTTAGATTCTATAGGAGCTAAGTCTAAACTGTCAACAGCTTCAATTGCCGTAACCATCTTGTTGTAGAAAGTTATGCCTGCGTAAGCTCCTCCAGCTACTATTGGCAGAACCAATAAAAGCATCTTGAGGAGTTGAGAGCTGGAGAAGTTCAAGTTTAAAGTTTTCGTTTTTTCCAAAGTCATTATTAAGTTCCTGATCAAATTTAAAAGCGTCTGTTAGTTCAATTTGGTTTATAATAGGTCTGTTAAGTATTTCTAGTGAAAGTACTATTCCAAATCCATGCACAAGTTCTTTACCCTTTGGTACGTCAAGTTTAGGATTCTCTTTGCTCTCACTCTTTTGTTCTGCTTTTGGTGTATCTTTTGGACTATCTTCTTTTGCCTTTGGCTCACCTTTAGTTTCCTGTTTTGGTTGTTCAACCTTAGGTGGAGCTGACTCTACTTTTGGTGGATCAGGTGGTGGTGGCGAGGCCAATGGATTAACCTCTGGTGCAGCAGGAGGTGGCTGTGCAGCAACTGGAGGTGGGTTATTTACAGGGTTAAGTGGACTACTAGGACTAACTGGTGAAGCTACGTTAGTAACGTTTGTAGCACTCTTAACACATGAATTAGCTGTTTCTATCCAAGTACCCCATATAGATGGGTTATAAGGATCTGGACAAGATGACATTCTTGTTTCTGTAACAGAACCTACATAGTCTGCTTGACAGGCTAGTTGTCTAGTTTCAACACTTGTTTGGCACGTTGGAGGATCTTGTGTGCAATTGTTGCTAGTTTCTGTCCAAGCTGACCAAGAGTTTGTAGAACAACTAAAGTTCCTGCTTTGGTTAATAGCACCGCTATAATGAGGTAACGTGCAAGCTGTGGTTTGATTTTCAACCAAGTCTGAACAAGCAGGGACTTGATACGCACCACAAATTGGGTCACTTGGGTTATAAGATACGCACCAATAATCTTTAATTGCAATGATTGGATCAATGCCATTACATACGAGAGAACCTTG